CTTCTGCACTTCTAAATTTAGCTATATAATCTGATAGATCTTTGCATCCGTAATCTTCTGGTAAGTATATGTTAGGCAAAGGATAAAACTCTTTGCATATTTTACTAGCCATACTCTGACCAGGGTTGTTAGGATTATTAAAATCGTTATCGTAAAATAAAGCTACCTTTTTAAATCTACTTTGTACCATTTTGATGAACGCTTCTCCTGGCATTTGCATTTCTGATTGCAAGGCGACTGCGGAGATACCCATTTCGAACAAGCACATAACATCTTTGAGACTGCTAGTAATAATGCAGAGATCCCCTCTTTCAGGTAACTGCGCAAAACCTTGCACATGCTTTTTAGTTGTGTTGCTGATCCATTTAATTTCTTCATAAGGTGAGTAGATTTTATATTTGTTACCTATTTTGTATGCATAAGTTAGCTCACAAGAAAACCTGTGCTCATTTATCCAATAGTGTGAAATAGGTGAGACCCCAAAAGTACATAAAGTTTTTTTACTTATCAAATACTTTGACCAAAACTCTGCATCTTTTTTCATCCAAGGCCTAGACTTTTTCCTAATACTAATAGCACGCTTAACTTTTACAGTCTTAGAAGACCTGAGTGCCATATAACCTTTTGTAAATGCTGCTGCACTATTAACAGATCCAAGCTTCAATCCAAAATCATTATCAATGATTCGCAAAGCTTCAAAGAAATTACAATTATACTTACAACATATGTATGAGAAGCAATCAAAAGTATGATCAGGATGACCAAAATCTTTGTATAACAGCCTGCCTTTCCAAAGTATAATAGACACTGATGGACTATTATCTTCACGTAGATCACTACAGAACGGGGAACCAAGCTCTTTGAAAGGAGTACAGTAATATGAGAATATATCTATCTCTCTTATCTTGCTCAATACCATGTCCTTTGACAAATGTACATCGCTATTTCTACTATTAATCATAAGCTTGCTAATTTAATAAAAAATGGGGAGCTGTTACACTCCCCACTTTTACATTAGTAATAATATTATGAGCTTACACCCAATCGTCTTCTTCTGAAACAACTTCTTCAGTGTCTGCGTCTGGTGCCACAACAGCTAGTTCAGGAGTAAATGTACCCCAAGCTAGTGTAGTGTCAAACTCAGCATTGAATGCGCCATACTCATCATTAAGATTCTTAGCAAAGATGTCATCTCTTTGTGGCTTTACACGACCAAATACTTTTGTGTATACAGTCTGGTACTTACCATCTTTGACACCGATCAATAGTCTAACTTCATTGCTTTCTAGTAACCCAACTAAAGCTCTCACTTCAGCTACATCACCTTTAACAATTTTAGCTATACTCTCAAAATAAGCTTCGTCACCATTAGCAACATTAGCCCACTGCTTAACAAAGTTAATAAGAGTTTCCTCACCAGTCAATGCTTTACGTAGACCCTCTTTCTTAAACCAATCATACTCAGGCTCACCATCAGACCATGTAGATTGACCTATATTGTTCATCCATTGATGCTTACCTGATTTAGATATTCTCTCTTCAGAGTTCATTAAGATCTCAAACCTTGTAGTAAGGTCATCATTCTTAACCCAGAAGCATAGTTTAAAATACTCTGTTCCATTCAAGTCTACAAAATAGTTAGGATCTTGTTTTACCATAATACCTAACTCGTGTAACTCAGCTAACGTAGGGTTAACTGCAATCACTTTAAAATTAGCAAGACCAGAGTATAGTTTTACTCCACCATTTGCTACTTCGACATTACTGTCATTGCTTTTAATAGCCATAATTTAAAATAGTTTTAATAATTAATAATCAAATTCGTCTGTGTCATCTTCTTCATCAAAGTCTTGTAACTCTGGTGTAGCTTCCACAATCATAGATGCTTCTGTATGTACATCCACATCTGGTGCAGTCTCTACAGGGATACTAGTCTGGTTAGGATTCTCAGTAATAGTATCATCAACAAAGTTAAAAGAAAGCTTTCTTATTTTTCTTGCTTTCTTACCTTTCAATGATGGGTGGTCAAACATTTGTTTTACTTCCCATGCTTCTAGGTTGTACTTATCTTTAATACCGTTACGATCAATACCATTATCCAAGTCTTCTAGGATCATTGTTACTGTAATAGTTTTTGGTGTTACTGTTGCATTAGAGTTTGAAATTTCTGTTTGTGCAGTATTACCGTTTGTGCGTGCTTCAATCATTTTTTTAAAATTTAAGCGGTTAATCAATAAATATTTTAGACCAGTCTAAGGGCATGGTCTCTCCCTTTAAGTGATTACAACGTGAGCCAGCTGTCACATCATCTAAAGAATTAAACGAAATCATAGTTTCATCTTCCTCTCTAAATATATAACCAACAGCGTCAGCATTAGCGCATGTAATTTGCTTGATCTTACCAGTCAAATCAAGGTCCTTTACAGCAACCTCTTTGCCTTTCTTCTCAAGCATTTTATCCTTCAAGTGTCCAACTAAGATCACATGATCCGCTAGCTTGTTCAATCTGTCTATCCATTTCTTGTAGGCTATACGTAAGTATAAATAGCCAGCGCCATTAGGCAATGATAGGACTGATGCACCAGGGTTCTTTTGATCAAAGTTCTTACCCATAGGAGTTTGCATGTACAATACTTTTGCTTCAGCTTCACACCATTCCTCAAGCTTTGAGATAGTGTCAACAGCAATATACTTGTACGGCTTTCCCTCTTTGATGATTGCTTTACCAACCTCTCCAAGTTCTTTCAAGTTGTTAACTTTGACTTTTAGGGCGTCAACCATATCAGAGCCATCCTCCAAGTCAATAATCAAACAATCTTTTAGTTGTGACAATACTGTAGTCTTACCTATCTTAGGTGGACCATAGATTATCATGTTCTTAGGCGACTTACGGCTCGCCTTTACCACAGTTTTTGGTAGTTCCATAATTAAAATATATATCTAATAGTGTTCCAAGGAATAATACTCCTGTGCAATTCTTTAAACTGCTGTATAAACTTACCCTTGAATTCAAGTTTATATCTCAGGTTCTCGCCACCATACTGTGACGTCTTAATCTCTTGTATATCCGGTGTCCATAGTGTTACTTCAGCATTTGGGTGCCTCTGTAAGTTGACTTTGTGCTTTTTAAAGTTATGTGTAAGGAAGATAACTTCCGCTAGCACTTTATCTTTATAGAGCACAGCATCATCCAGGTCTTTGAATAACTGAGCGTAGTCATCTAACCACCCGTCATACACTATGACAGGACTAAAGTTGACATGTACATCATAGCCTGCATCTACAAATCTATTGATAGCATTTATCCTATCATGTATCTTTGAGGTGTTAGGCTCGTGTATGTCTGACATCTTCTGCGGCATCAGACTAAACCTTATACGTACTTTACCTTGCGGATTATACGTAAGAAGATTATTGTTTACATACTTAGTAGCAAAACTAGCCATAGCAACCGGGTGAGTTCTAAAGAATTCAAAGATGCGTTTCCAATCGTGATACTTAGCATGCAATGCAAAGTCTTCGTTACAGCTTATATCATAAGTTGTGTACTCTGCATGAGTTTGATTAGGTTTATCTACTGGTGTAAAGTATGCGTGATTGTTTACCTCTGTAAGTATATCACCTATATTCTTTGCAATAGTCAAACCATCAGGCTTGTGTCGTTTCATGTAACAGTAACTACAATCATACAAACATCCGTGACCAAAGCTAGGTGTGATAAAATCTGTAGACCTACCAGACGCTCGTATGGTAAATGTCTTTCTAGTAACTTCAGTTATCACGTTCTTTCTTTAATAGTAAATGTAGACATATCTGCTTCATACCCAATCATACCAAGTAAACCATCACGGTTCTTCTCCATATGACATGCTAGTAGACCTTCAGGGTTCTCACCGCAGTATGAATCTGTAATACCATACAAATCATAAGGCCTATTAAGTATCATAACAACATGCGCATCTTGACCAATAGAGTCACCCCCAAACAAATCTGTTAGTAGTGGCTGATACTGATTCTTTGCACGATGCTCTTGTTCTATGTTACGGTTAAGCTGAGATAGTAGTATATTAATAACACCAAGCTTAGACTGCATCCACATACATCCTTTAGATATAGTGTTAAGTCTACGAAGCTCTGTCTCTTCATTACCCCGGATCAAACGTGAGTGGTCAAACAAGTTGATAACTGTGTGATTAGGATGCTGCAAGAATAGTTCTTCGTTAGTCTGCATGATATACTCCATTGTCCTAGGTATGTTGTTAAAGTAAATAGGATAGTGTCCATACTTCTGTACCTTAGATGCATAGGTTTTAAAGTCTATGTCTGACAGTGGTGATTCTACAGACAATAAGTCTGCCATTTGTTTCTTAACATCCTTTGAAGCGCTACGCATTACCTGTTGGTAACCGGGCATCTCGAATGTCCAATACAATACTATAATAGACTTAGTAGGATTAGTATCTAGTACATCAAATACAAGTTGATTACTGAATGCTGATTTACCAACACCAGGACGACCTGCAATAACATACATCTTACCTTTCTGTAAACCACCTAGTAAGTTCTTGTTTAAGCGCTTCCATGATGTAGCTAGCACATTACGTTGACCAAGCTTAGCTTGTTTAACTATAGCAATGGACTGATTGACTGCTTTGTCTATCTTTTGAAATCCTCTATCTTTGAATACGTCAGAGGCGACGTGTGATTCTGGTTTCTTCTCCTCCATTTTCGTCTATATTTAAGTATTTTTCCCAAGTATGATTATTTAACCACACTTCCAATTGTTGCATGTACTCAAGGTTGTTACGTTCTACCTTAAGTTGTGTTCGTAATAGGCGCATAATCTTTTCGTGCATAAATCTTTTTGTGCCTACGATTCTACTATACCTAGCCTTTG